CACTAGACGATGGGAGGTTTCCCAAAGTCTGTAAAACAAAGTTAATCTCGTTAACGTCTAGTTCTAACTTCATGCTTGACCCCAAGGAGTTCCAGAAGCAGTTACTGGTGCTTTCTGCAAAGCAATATTAGCCGCTAGAGCGTCTTCAGTGGCTTGTTTATCAACTGATTCCCAGACCCAATTCAATACTTCTGCTTCAGTAACTGAGGCGTAGGGAATAGTGGGTGTTCCTGCTTGCCAAGATGCTGTGGAGTAGATAGAGGCTGTGTAATCCCCATCAACCGCAGTTGCAGTCCAGTGCGCACAGGAAATGAAACCATCAGAAGTTTGATAGTCAGTCTGAGTAATTTTCCATTGTGTAGTCATGTTAGTCCTTAAAGATTAGCGGCATCAAGTCGTGCCTTGAGTGATTGGATTAGGGCTTGTTGCTCTTGCACTTGCTTTTTAAGTTGTTGAGCATGAACAATTAAGTCAGGCACATATTTACTGTAATCAACACCCCAAGGTTTAGCCAAATTTCCATCTTCTGTTAACTCATCATTTCCAACAGAAACGGCACTTGGTTTAACTTCATAGGCTTCTTGAGCAAAAACACCCCTGTCAATTTGTTTATCTTCTTTCCATTCAAAATTATGAATGACGGTGTTATCAATAACATCAGTTGAAATTGAAACACCTAAATCTGTTTTTAGTCTGGCATCTGAAGATGTTGAGTAGGTAACAGATGTTGATCCACTATGTTGAATTGCACCCGCTTGTGCATTTGACGAATTAGTAAAAACTGCAAAATTTTGCCCTGAGCCTTGTGTGGTTGTGTTCTTTAAAACAACAGGATTGTTATTGTTTAAATTAGTGGCAATACACAAAATACCTGATGTAATTGGGCTTGTTAATCCTGTTAAAAGCAATTCACCTGCGGCGGTAATTCTGGCTCGTTCTGTGGAGTTAGTGCCAAATGCAAGAGGTGCAGAGCCGTTGGTGTAAATACTTCCAGTAGTAGCTGCAAATCCATCAGTAGCAATATAAATATTACTTGCTGCGTTTGTGCCATTTGCAACAAGAATGTTAGAACCACCTGATGCATTAGAAACATGAAGTCTTTGGCTAGGACTTGTAGTCCCCACACCCAAATTCCCACTTGCATCCAGAGTCATCGCCTGAGTAAAGGTGATAGCGTTTCCTGCTGTGCCTGATGGGGCAGTTGACCAACTAAATGCACCATCAGACCCAACAAACAAAGCGGGTTTTTGGCTAGATGATGAACTTGAATATTTCCAACCTGAGTTGAAATAAGCACCAGATGTAAGTGAGTTATATCCGCCAAAACCAAATACAGCACTACCTACATCACCAACAGAAATTGATTTGCCAAGTGTCCATGTGTTCGGTGTAACACCAAGACCTAGATTGCCTGCGCTGTCGAGGCGCATGGCCTCGCTACCACTAATCGTAAATGTCGTGAGAGATGACGCTAAAGACAATGTGCTTGAGCTAACATTCAAAGGATAATTTGCAACACCTGATTGTGTTGAAAAGATGTAGCCTTGATTGTTTGTGGCATCAAAGTACATCTGTAAGCCTTTAGTCGCACTTGAAGATGAACCAGTTGGGCCATTGGCTACAATTAAACGACCGCCATCAACTGTAAGTCTGTTATTTGTTCCAATAGTGCTTGTGCCTACTGCTAATGCAGTCCCATCAAAAGTAAGCGCAGAGCCACTTGTCAGAACCTTTGAGCCGTTTAGGTAAGTAACTCCGTTTGCTGTGCCATCAGACACCGTCATACCCGTAACCGTTGGGCTGGTCAGCGTCTTGTTTGTAACCGTTGCCGTGTTCGTTGTCGTTAAGACATTGCTCGGTGTGATGATGTTTGATAATACGGTCATGCTTGTTCTCCATCTGCGGGTTCTGGTGTATTGCCTTCAGCAAGCCACTTTAGGTATTCTTGGTAGTCGGAGTTTTGCTCATCCATAGGAATCCAAGCACCATTGATTGTGCATTGTATAAAGCTAATATTTCCAACATCGTCTTTAATTAATTTATACATTTATAACTCCGCAGAAAAGGAAACATGAATTCCAAAAGTAGCATCAGTTGCGGGTGCATTTGAGGCACTTACTATCATTTGACCCTTTGAAGAACTATTACCAAAAGAGCCAGCCGCAGATGCGTCAGAAGCTGATGACCAACTATAAAAATTAGTGTTGTTATTTGTTGGGTTGTAATAAATTACTGTTGGAGTTGCTCTCATTGTTGTTGAAAAAACATAATTTACATATATTCTTGATGAAGTTCCACTAGATAAAAACTCTAGATCGCCAGCCCTTCCTGCCGCTGTTGCCCAAGCAGTACCAATAGGGAATGTAGAGTTTGCATACCGCTGACACAAAGCCAACTCAGTCCCATAAGGTCGCACATCAAACGATGTTGCTGTTGAGCCTTTTTCTAGTTGAACGCCTGAGATGTAAAAGGTTGCACCATTTGTTCCAACAACGCTTGTTGCGCCTGTGGCTGAGAAAACATCTCCTCCACCCCAAGCACCAGCAGTTCCGCTATATGTTGAACCAACACCTAAACCAAAACTTATCCACAATCCTGTGCCATTTGTTGAGCCAACCCAAGTGCCTGATGTGTCTCCAGTAATTGTGATTGTCTTTTGTTCAAACGTATTAGCTGCTGAAATTGTGTAAGTGAATGGGTATGCTCTATTTCTTGCGCTATTTTTTAATGCCCCACCAAAAGTTCCTGTCAAAGAACTACGAACCCAAAAAGACAATGTTAATGTTTGTGCGCTTGCAGTCCCATATAGAAAGTCTGCAAAATTAAACCCTTCAATCTTTTGCTCAATATTAAAAATATTAGATGCACCACTTGAAGTTGCTGCAAGTGATGTAACCAATAAAGAATTTGAGAACCCTGTTGGTGCTGTGGTTGACTGAATAACACTAAACTTGTTTGTAGCAGCACCCCCATCAAAGGAGTTTCCAGCCCATCTGTCAAGACTATATTGACCATTGACTTGGGTATAACTAGCACCCGCATTACGTTGGTCAATACGCATATCACCATTGATGATGCGGTTCTTGAAGCCAAACGTGTTTGGTGTGTTTACGCTTGTAAATGCACCAGTAGATGCCGTAGTAGCACCAATGGTCATTCCATTGATTGTTCCACCCGTCAGTGTTGCACCGCTAGAAGCTAATGTATTTAACGTTGCCGTTGACGATGCGCCAAGGGTTGTGAATGAGCCAGCCGCAGGGGTGACATTACCAATAATGCCTTGCAAAGATGTGGCAGTAGCCGCACCCAACACTGGAGCTACAAAGGTCTTGTTTGTAATGCCCGTCACCGTATTGGTCTGAGTTAGAACAGCCGTATCGTTAGCACCCACTTGAGCGTAAATATCCCACGTTGTGCCGTTGTATACACATTGAACATTAACGCCTGAAATATCGCACACCAAATCTGTTGCAGAACCTTCAATGGTTGAGCCGTTTCGCCCAATCGTGAGGTTGTTTGTTCCCCAAGTACCAGCAGAATCAGCAACAAAAACTTGATCGCCATTTGAGGGAGTAGCTGGCAAATTAACTGTGAATGCACCAGATGTTGTGTTTGTTTGTACACCATCATTGGCAACTGCGGTGTAGTTTGCTGTCTTGACTGTGGTGTAAATAATGCCACCACCACCGCCAGATGCCGCAATAGTTTGATTAGGCCATGTGCCAGTAACAGTTACATTTGTTCCCGCAACAATACTAGGAGTTGCTGTTCCTGTTCCACCATTGGCAACAGGCAAAGTTCCTGTTACACCAGTAGACAATGGCAAACCTGTCAAGTTAGTAGCAGTACCGCTAGATGGAGTACCAAGCACACCACCATTAACCAAAGGTGCGCCAGAAGAGCCTACATTGACCGCTAGAGCCGTTGCTACGCCTGTTCCTAGACCTGACACGCCAGTAGAGATTGGAAGCCCTGTAGCGTTTGTCAAAGTTCCACTAGAAGGTGTACCAAGAGCAGGAGTCACCAATGTTGGTGAGTTAGCAAAGACCAATGCACCGCTACCTGTTTCATCAGAAACCGCAGTAGCCAAGTTTGCTGAACTAGGAGTAGCCAAGAAAGACGCCACCCCTATACCCAAACCACTCACACCAGTACTGATTGGCAAACCAGTAGCATTGGTCAAAGTAGCAGAAGCGGGAGTACCCAAAGTAGGAGTAACTAACGTAGGACTATTGGCAAACACCAAAGCACCAGAACCAGTTTCATCTGTTACGGCAGAAGCCAAGTTAGCAGATGAGGGAGTACCCAAGAATGTTGCTACACCAGTACCAAGACCTGAAACGCCTGTGGAGATCGGCAAACCAGTTAGGTTAGTTGCAGTACCAGAAGCAGGAGTTCCCAAGGCGGGAGTCACTAAAGTTGGACTGTTTGACAGAACTACAGAACCAGTACCAGTAGATGAAGTTACACCAGTACCACCATTAGCAACGGGCAGAGTGCCTGTGATGTCAGCAGTAGAAAGGCTTACTGCATCCCATGTGGCATTAGTGCCATCAGTTTGGAGATACTTGTTTGCGTTACCTGTTTGGGTAGGCAAGAGGTTATTCAGGGCAGCAGTAGCAGTAGAAGCACCAGTACCGCCATCAGCAACCGCTAAATCTGTGATGCCAACAATCGTACCACCAGTAATATTGGCAGAAGCATTGTCTGTTTTAGTGCCAACAGCAGTTTGAATATTATTAAACTCTGTATCAATCTCAGTACCCTTAACAATCTTTAAGGGATTGCCTGGCGACAGATTGTCTTTAGAAGCAAAATTAGTGGTTTTTGTGTAATTCGACAAGATATTTCTCCTTAGCCCATTTTGCCATCTTTGGCTTGAATTTCAATCTTTTGTAGAGAAAACGATGTTCCATTTATCGTAGTCTCATATCCAGTTTGGACAATCTTTCCTGAACCAGAAGCATTCGCTGTTAGCGTCTTAATTGGAACACCACTTGTGTATTCAGCAATGTTGTACTCAGCCGTTCCATACTCATAACTTGTTTGAGCAGGGATGTAGACATTCTCAGCACGATAAGAGCCTGAATAATCAAAACCCCAATTGATAGACAAGAACTGGTTTGACCCACCAATTACAATGGCGGTGACAGACTTCAAAATAGAAATCTGATTAGGGTTTCCCAAGTCAGCATTGTTTGTGTAGTACGCAAATCGGTACGAAGTTGCGTCATCAAGGTAAGTTCCATACTTACCAATGTAGCCATTCTTACCAATATACAGGTCGCCATTACGCAAAGAACGTAAAGAAGTAGGAGCAATTGAGTCCCACTTCGTTACACGGGATGCACCATCTTGCAATGATTGCTTGGTATCGAAACAATAGACTTGGAAAGTAGCGGGTAAAACAAGCAGATAAAAGGCTTCTTTTTCTGAGTAAACAGACTTCAGATTAGCCAATGTTTCGCTTGCCAATGATGAATTTAGGTCAAAACGAACATTTTTGGATAGGTCTCTCAATGGAGCAGACTTCTCTTGAATAGTCCTCATCAATGAACGAACACCTGAGTCTGACAAGAAAACAACGTCAGAGCCAATACTTTGTATGGTATCCCTAGCAATACATCCAATAGAGCCTACTGTGTCGCTCAAAACAAGAGATGCAGGAGTAGAAGCACCAGAGTAAACAAGAATCTGTCTCTTACCAAAGATAAACAAGAAATCATTGTGAGCTGCCAAGCCCATGACTTCATCTGCACCATTAGGCCATACCCGTGAAACATCTAATGTTCCTGAAGTACCACCACCCCATACATGACCTGCAATCAGGTCAGAGAAGGTAATCGTCACCTTATCTGTAGAAGTATTAGCCACCCACAAGCGACCAAAAGCAGAAATACAGATGTTTGCTTGAGGAACTGTTGCAACATAACCAGACTTCTCAGACACTCTGCGATAAGTAGTTGTACTTACTGCGGGGTCATAAATGAGTGGATCGTGATCTGTTTGGAAGAAGTATGCAATGCCATTCAAAGAGGCAGTCTGCCAGTTAGATGCAGTAATGGTAGGCGCTGTTCCTCCACCACCATAGGTCAACTCAGTCACCGCATTAGAAGTGCCAAGTTTGAATAGCTTGTTGTTTCCTGCGAACAGAACTGTAAGAGTCCCGTCAGTCTGGACTAGCTCATGGATGACACCAACATCGTTAGCACCAAGGTTTCCAGAGGAAGAGTTAACCCTTGACCAACCTTTTCTAGCACCAATACGACCATACTGATCCAAGATGCAGTTGGTTGCAACCAAAGCAAAGCCAGCCCCTAAATCAAGGGGAGAGTCTTCAGTATTCAGGCCATAAAAGCCTGGTGCTGAGAGACTGTAACTTTGGAGTTGTGCTGCCATTAGACCGCCACAAAGTTGTCTTCAGGATAACGAGTGGACTCTAATGCAATTGCATCAGAGAGCATTCCTCTAAACAAAGCATAAGCCTCATTAGAGTTTGTTCCACCATCTTCACCACGCTCAATTAATGCACGAGCATAGGCACTCTGAGTCACCAAATAGTCCAACACTTTGACGGATGTGCCATCAGCAGACAGATTTGCTTGTGGGATTGTCAGGTCAAACAACAGAGTAAAAGCACCATTAGGAACGGGAAACAGGTCTACCTTAGTGTCTCCACTACCATCTATACCGCTAAAGCAGAACTCTGAAGGAATAGATTGTGAAGGCGCACCAAGGTTTAGTTTGCGGTTCATGTCCACAAACTCAATATTGCGAAGACCAATCAAACTTGTTGTATTCAGAGCATCATTGACACGAAACTTCTGTCCCGCACCTGTCAAAGCATAAGAACTTGTACCACTAGTAGTTGTTACTGTGATTGTTTGAGCAAGGCAATTCCAGTTGTAAGAGTCTTCAATCTGTCTCTTAGCATCATTGACAAACTTGCCAATTAAAGAAGAATAGGTTGTTTCGCCAACAGTAGAGACTGAACTCTCACGCAAGCGTATAAGAACATCATTAACAAGTTCTAAGTAGGTCATGTTCGTTGCGCTCCTGATACTTCAAATGTGGCAATAAAACTGAATGAACTACCCGCTTCAGTCGTAATCTGAATTTTATCGCCTTCTTCTAAAACGATATAAGCATTGCCATCAAATTGAAGGTATTGCTTAGAAGTAAAGTTGTATTCAGTCAGGATGTCATAGGAAGTAGCGGCACTTGCATCATTCCACACCACA